GCGGATTTGAGGCTATCTTCGATGATTGGATAGAGGATCCCGGCATCGGTCCGGGCGAGGTCAAGCAGGGTCGGGAAAGACATGGTGGTGTGTCAGGGAAAAAGGTTTAGCGTTTGGCAAATTGGCGGTTCCAGATCTCGGCGGCGCTCAGGGCCTTTTGCGGCTGATCATCGCCCACTGGAGAAACTGCGAGAGGAGCGGCACCGGAGTCGGCGGCGATCTGAGCGGCGCGGGCAGCGATGCGGGCGTCGATTTCCTCGGCCTTGGTCTTCAGTTGCTCGTTTTCGATCGCGAGTTGTTCGGCCAACTCGGTCAGGGCCGTAACATCTTCGGCGAGTTTCCCGATCCGCTCTTCGTAGGAAGCGCGGCTGGTGTCGAGCGATGCTTGGAAATCAACAAGGGCCGACTGGCTTGCTTCCAGCTGTTGGAGCCGTTCGATTGCGGCCTGTAGAGTTTCTTCGGTGCTGTCCATGCTGCGGTATTTTCCGCTCTTCTCTTTGTCAACTGCCATAGCCATCGCGGCTCCGGTCATCGCTTTGAGTTTCCGGCGGACCGCTTCCTTGTTTTTCTCAACTCGGCTCAAATTTCGAGCGGATGCCTGTCTGGCCGAAAACATTTGACCTTGCATGCTGTCCTCGGAAATTTTCCGGCCTTTCGCTAAAACGGCAGATTTGAAATCGCCGAAAAGTTCTTCCACGTCGGCCTGGATCGATGCCCGTTGTTCATCGGTCAGGGAAACTCCGGGCATTCCAGCAGCTTTGTATTTTCCCGAGGCGAAAACCTCCACTTTCAAGCCATCCCTCTCCATTGCCTTGCTCCGATCCAAGAAGGGAACCACAACTCCGATCGACCCGACCCGAGCAGATGGAGAGGCGAAAATGCCGTCGGCCTGGGACGCAACCCAATACGCCGCCGAGGCCATCCGCCCGCCAGTCCAAGCGTAGATGGGTTTCCGTTTGCTTGCCTCCGCCACGGCCTCCGCCAACTCGGGAACTCCGGCAACCGATCCGCCCGGAGAATCGATATCGAGCAGGATCGATTCAATCGAGTCGTCAGCAGCTGCCAGCCGAACTGCTTCCAAAACCTGCTCGGTATCGGTCGCTTCGGTCAACCAGCGGGTCAAATCGTTTGGCCTCCGCGCCATCGTTCCATGAATGGCGATTTCTGCGATGCCATCCCGGACCTCGGTCAAAGGGATCTGCGGAGTCGCCTGCTCTTTAATCAGACCGCGACCATAAGCCTCGGCCCGGGAAGCGAGATGATCGAGGGCGTCCGGCGCAATCAGCCAGGAGTCATAAGCGAGCAGCAGGTCGAGCATCGACCCGGAGGCCTGTCAACCCGGAAGCGGAAGTGCAGGCATCGCTGGAGGCGTCGCTGGCTGCCAGAGCAGGCCAGCCGGAACTCCGAACTCGGCAGCAACGTCAAGGACAAGCCTCATGTCGCGAGCCCGCCGCCGAAGTTCCTCCGAAAAGTCCGCGCCGAGTTCCTCGTAGTGATCCGAAAGCGTTTTCAGCCCAACGATAACGTCTTCCCGGTTGGCCTGCGCTTCCCGGCCAGCGTCAGCCGTAACTCGTCGCGGCGTCACCGCGCTGATCCGCCACCAATCTGCGGTTGCAGGCAACTGGCCCTGGCTGATCGCATCGCCGATGACGTAGAACCAAACTGGCTTGATTAGGCGGTTGATTATTGCGTTTTGCCGTTGCTGAAATCGGCGGTCGGCTTTGGCGATGACCAGTCGGGTCGAAGCCCCTCCGACCTTCGAAGGGTCGGCTGCGAACTCGTACGGCAGAACGCCCAGCGCAGTGTCGCGGCGAAGATGCTCAAGGAACCCGGTAAAAGTCGGCGAGGGCCTCGATGGCTGGAAGGATTCAAGACTTTCGTGCGGTTTCAAAGCCACAACTTTTCCGCCCGTAATCTGCTGCAGGCTGGCCGGATCTGAACTTGAGATCTGCTCCGACGAATCCACGAAAGCAAAGTCAGTTCCTTCGTCGAGAGCGGCATCGGCCTTGAGAATTCGGGTTATATCGCAGTTGTCTTTGACCGCATGTTTTTCAAGGGCGAGCAACTCCATTTCATCGACCACATGATTGATCGAGTGTTGAATGACCGGAGCGCACCGAATCGCGGATGCGGCCTCGGGTTCGTAGATATGACAGAGTGAATTTGCCGGAACATCCCGGTATCCAACATCCTCAACGACCCGGTAGGCCGCTGGAGCGCCGAACCGATCCATTATAATTCCATCGATGGCGTCAGTGCCGTATTCTTCGCCTCCGACTCGGTGCGTCTCGACAAGTTGAAGCGAAGGGAGGCCGTATCGGTCGCGGGTCTTAAGGACGAAAATTTCGCCATCAACGTCAATCGCTCGGCAAACTAGGTGCTGGACCTCCTCCCAACTGAATCGCCCGGTAACTTCACACCTGCTCGACCAATCCCGAAAATAGCGTTCGGCCCGAGCATTCCAATCGGGATCGCTCGATTGAGCCTGGGCCCGGATCCCGTCGCCGATTGAATACGTCGCCATGTTCGCGACCAGTTCCCGAACGAACCCGGAGTTGCGAGCAAGATACCTTGCCCGGCGGACCAACTCCTTGCGCGTTGAAGGCGTCAGGTCCCGGCGAGCATCGCGGATCGGCGCGCCAGGAATTGACCCTCGGCGACTCGACTGCTGAGCGTTATCATAGCTCGACGTCCAGCCCTTGAAGTCGAGGCCCGGGAACAGGGATTGGATCGCGCTGAGAATCGGGTTTGGCATTACTTTTCAATCGAGATGATCCGGGTTGCTCCGACCCGCCGCTTTTTAGAGTAGGTCTCAGGGTCCAAAATAGGGAGAGCATACGCACACTCGGCCAAAACGTCGACAACCGGCATCGCAAACTGCTTGCTTGCTGAGGAACCGCCCTCGCCCCAGCTCATCAGCGTTTTTCCTTCGGTCAGCATTTCCTTGGCTTTCGCCAGAATAGCTTCGACTTCCTCGGCGGTGAACCCAACAACAAACAACCCTCTAGCCATTATTCTTCCTCCTTGTCGGTTTCCGCTTTGTGTCTTTGATCTCTTGAATTCGCAGGTAAATGCCTAGTCCGAGAAAAACGCACGTCAGGAGACCGACGATGACTTTGAGCAAATTGTCCGCCTCCGATGCAGCAAGGGCAAACATGCTCCCGGCGGACAATGCCAGCCCGTCAGTCATCGATTTGTGGAGGTCGAGAGAGATCATCGGCCCGGAATTCGGAAGCGGCCATATAGAGCAGTGAGGAGCCCGACGAATTCGAGGACGACGTGCCAGTTGGCCTGGACAAAATCAATTAGGGCCTGAATATCGTTGAGCGGAATGGCGATCCCGGTAGTCTGGGCAAAAGCGCCCAAGGCTGTCATGATCAGACCGATGTAGGTCAGTTTCCCTTGCAGGAACTGCTCCCCGAATTTCTCCGCCGCCTTCTTGACCAATGCCTCTTTGATTTTGGAAATCAGGTTGCTTTTTGGTTGCTCGACAATAGTGGGCTTTGGTGCAGGCTTCGGTGCCGGAGCAGGCTTTGGAGCGGTAGCGGGAGCGGTTGACGAAGTTGGCGCAGGCTTCGGCGCGGGTGCAGGTGCCGATTTGGCATCTTGCTTCGATTGGCGTTTTCTTGGTGCGGGACGGTCGGCCATAGCAGTTTTTTTGCTCTGTCAACGGATCTCAATTTCCGAGATGCGAAGGGTTCGACCTTCCGCTTTGGCTTTTGCCATTTTGGTTCGGATCTCTAGGTCGCGGTAATTCAGATAAGCGGATGCCGCCTTCAGTTTTTCGCCCTGAAAGGCCGGAAAAACGTGGACGCCATTTTCTGGCCTGATCATCAGCTTTTCGCCTGCCCGAACAAGTTCCTCAGTCGCCCAGGGCCTCGATTTCTGCAATTCGGCCAATTTGTCTGGATCGATTTTCACAGGTCGTTTTCCTTCAGGATTTTAATCAGCTTTTTCGTGTAGCGATCCCGTGACCCCGCCGCGTGCTTGGACAGGCCCTCGGCAAAGAATTCATCGACGTTTGACTTTGCGTAGTCGCCCCATCCTGATCGCTCCTTTCGCCTCCATTGTCTATAGAGTTTTGTGATTTCGCGCCGGGCGGTCCTCGCTTTGCGACTTGATTTCAAAGTGGACCATTTCGCGTGCGCCATTTCATGAATTACGATGTGGCGGGTCGGGTTGCTGGATCTGTTCAGCCAATTAATGTCATAGAGCGCACGAATTTTGGCGTTTACCGTTTTCCGATCGGTGAAGATATCCTTGTTTAGATAGATCCCGCGAATGTATCCCTGCCGCTTTCCGCCTTCATATTGAACGCCAAAAGACTCAACGTAATCTGGTCCGATCGCATTGAAATCAGCGAGTTTGATGATTTTTTCTGAGACGCCACCAAACAAAGTCGAGAAGCGGCTGATGGCAGACTGAACTTCTCGACGAAGTGCAGCGTCAGGGATCGCCGAGATGCTTTCGGCTCCGGCCAAGAGAACATCCTTTTTGAGCGAACGCTCAACCCGAACGCCGCCCGCTCCAGTTCCTCCCTTCCGCTGTCCGCTCTTTGCCATCTATGCCAAGTTTAGGAATGTTAGGGTTTTTTGATAAACTCGGCGATCACCTAGGCGGTTTCGGCTTTTTCGGGTAGAGGATGTCCAATTCCTCTTTGCCAGTCAGCCTTTTAACCGAACCGTCAGGAAATCGGATGTCTCGCTCCATCTGCTTTAACGCCGGATTCCATCGCTCGCTCCCGCGAACCGTAGAGTATCCTCTTTCGGTCAGGGCGGCCTCGGCCACATCGATTGAAAGTCGCCTTTTATCTTTCGGCAGCTTTACCAGGTATGGACCCTCGACGACAACCTGCGATTCCTGCACGGCCTGGACGATTGCTGCCGTCGCTGTCGGAGCGGTTGTTTCTACGGTTGCAGGCGCGCTGGAAACCGACGTTGGATTGGCCAGCGGTCCCGCGCCAGATCGACCAGCGCCCGCTCCAGTTGTCCGGGATGAGCTTTTTGCCATAACTCTATTCTTCTCCTGTTTCTCTGTCGCCGCCAAGCAATTTCAGCATTAGGGCTGCTGTTACCTGCATGGCCTCGCAGTCAAAATAGTGGTTCGCTCTTTTTCCGATCCGCTCCCAAAGATATTTGTCCGCTTTTTTGACGCGGCGCTCGCTCTCCAGCTGCTGAAGGTAGTCCGGCGATGCGTCTCCAGCAACTTCCCAAGTCGGCCCGCCGGATCCCGAACGGAGTCGCGCCAGCACGTCCTTTACGTTTAAATTCGACCAATAGAATACCGAACAGGCGAGCGTCGGAGTCAGCGCCACTTTCCGTTTCTGAGAGTAAAAACGCCAGACCTTCCGCCCGTTCGGAAGGCGATGCTGGTAGGTAGTTCGGGCGTCGCCCATGAGGGCTGTCCATCGCCTGGCGGCGCACCCTCGGTAGACGTCGTAGGTTGCGTAACCTGCGTCCACAAAAACAAGCGACGGATGGACTTCCAGCCTTTGAGCTAGGTTGGAAACGTCGTCGAAACTGATCAGCTTCTCATGCCAGAGCAGGCGGGAAGATCCGTCGGCGGCCCAGCTTCGAGCAACGACGAAGACGTGGTCCATCTGGCAGTCCACTGTGATGATTCGCAATTTCGCGCTTGCCATCGATGCCTCATAGGGCGCAGGCAAGACGTGGCCTGATTTGTCCAGTGCTGCCTCTTTTTCCCAGTCTTCTCCAAGCCGATAATCTGATTGCGTCAGGTCCACCGAGTAGTCTTCGTAGGCTTCGGCCCACGGCTGGCCGAGGCGCTTCTGGTAGAAAATCTTGAGCGGCTCGATGTCTCCGAGTTTCGCGCTCTGTTTCGCCCGCAGGTATAGTTCCGCAAGCCTCCCCCAGCTCATCGCGCAGAGGGCGTTCCAATGGAAGCCTACGTTTTCCGGCGAGGCAGTAGGGTTCTGTCGAACGTAACAACCGGCTTGATTAAGCCGTTTGCGAGTCCGATCATCATCCGGGAATTCGGCCTGGCATGACGCGCAAAGCATAACGGTCGAGGCCCTCACTGCTGCGTAATCCCAGCCTTGTTCGGTCCTCGCATCTGCTGACCATTTGATTTGTTCCCATTGGTAGGGCTGACGGGCCTGACATTCCGGGCACGCGAAAGTCCATTCCCGCTGATCCGTCATCAGGTGCCGTTTGGTCATGTCGTCATCGGCGTGCCCGCCCTGAGACATGAACAGGCACTTGCCCAGCCAACCAAAAGCCGTAACCCGGGCCTCGGCTTCAGCCATGTGGCCCGTTGGCCATCTCCAGCACTCATCTCCAATGAGCCACCGAATCGATCTCCGTTGAAGGTTGGTCTTGTTGTGCGCTCCGAGAACCCACAGCGTCATCCCGTTGGTAAACTGCTTGATGGCAGTTTTGTTGAGGTGCCTGTTAGGCGGAAAAAGCGAAGTCACCGCCTGACACTCACCGAACAAAAGACCCATACGGCTTTCGGCCTGGTCGCGAGCGTCCTCATCGGTCTGGTCCAGCCAGAGCGTGGGCCCGGGAAGGTTCGCGATGATGTAGCAAAGCCCGACTTCCGCCACTGTTGTTTTGCTGGATTGGACCGATGCCAGCAAAGTTATGACCCGCACGGTCGGATCGACCAGAGCTTCCAACGGCTCCTTCAGCCAAGGCGAATTATCAGCCCGGAACCTACCTGGGATCGGAGAATACGGGATTCCGCGAATGTTGTCCTCCGCCCACGCCCAGGGCGGCCTTCGGTCCGGTGGACGCCAGGCTTCACGCCAGATCTGTTGGAGCCTCGGATTCATGGAGGATTGTTAGAA